AGGTACTTGACCCTTAGAAACTTCATGCTGTCCTGATAAATCAGCCATATCAACAAGAATACGGTCTACCTCTTGAAGAACATAACTAGGTACGTCCTGTAGCGGTAATGGTTGAGGAGGTTGGAAACCAGTTCTATATTCAATGACTAGCCCAGGCTCGGATGTAATCTTACGAGGATCAACTGATCCTTTTTCTGCTGTCAACTGAGGTTTAGACATCCGATTCTTAGCCTCAATGATCTGACCACGTGTACGGTTCAACTCCTGCTGTAGCGGAATCAGGTCTACAATAATAGATTCGTTATAGAACTTTCCAGTAGGAATATTATCTACCTTGGAGAAAGGATATTTACCATGAGAATAAGGATGACCCTCTTTACCATAAACTACCTGACTACCAACAACAGAGAAGTATCCGCCTTCTGGAATAAGATTAGTGGCACCAGGCTTAACATAAATTTCTAATAATAGAGCCTGATTACTAGAACTAAATTGATTAGCTCCAAGAACATTTAAAAACGAATCTGAGATAACTTCACTAGAGGCTTGTGGAAGAACATCTAAACCATAGAACCTCTTAATCCATTCAATATTCTTAAGAGTAGCATGAATTAATACAGGCTGCTGCTCTAAATCTTCTTCCTTAAGATCAGCAATAAAGATATGGAAAGGAGTAATAGCTTCAAAGCATAAATCACCAGGAGCTTCTGGATTATCCAGGTCTTGCTTTGTCTCATCCCAATACTGCTTAAAGAATCCATTACCACAGGTGGCAGTCCAAAAGCATGTATTCCTAACTACACGATTAAAATTATGCTTACGCCATAAAGAGTCCCAAATCTGTTCACCAGCATTAGCAGCAAAAACATCTTGATCTTCTGACGAAGCTGGCATAATATATGCATTAGGCTTCTGTGAAGTTAACCTGGCAATATCTTTTCTTATGATTTTCCGAACATGATTGATAACAGGTCGAACACGGTAGTAATGAGTACTAGGCAGGTATAGCTCATAATTATTACCAGGACCACGAAACTTAACGTGATGCTGACCAAAGTAAAAAGCAAGATTCAGATACCACTGCTTCTCTTGACGCCAACGGTCATTCTTTGACATGTTAAAACGTTCAAGACCCCAAGAGACAATTTTCTGCCTCTGTTCATCAGCTGCTCGACCCGTCTGACTGAAAACGTCTACTTGCGGCTTCGTCGGTTCCATGCTTAATTTCGAGTCCGAACCCATCTGCGAAAGCCTCTGACGCATCAGTGTCGCCCTCGACGCCATAAATGGCCTCCCCTAATCCTGTGAAATCTCTGATGCGTCTGGCCTGACTTTCATCATCTTGCGGAATATACTCAGTATCGAGATTAGTCTGTTCCCTCAAAGCTAGGTACGTTCTCAAGTCTCCCGATTGAAGTCTGTCCATTAGATTGTGAATCTGTTGATCCTTCGCCTTCAACATCTCCGAATGATAAGTTGATAGGCTCTTTATCTGTTGGGTCTTGTCCCGCAGGACGATTATCATCAGTGCCAACAATGCTATTATTGATATCACGCAAAGACTCGATACCACCAACAATGTCATTTAGAACACCTACTTTCTGAGTCAGAATCTCACATTTATCTCTATAAAATATTACCCATTGCTCTAAAGACTTATACTCCGCTACAGAGATAAATGCGCCAATTGCACGAACAATCTGATTAAAACATGGACCACACAAGTAGACTACGCCATAGTAATCTAAAGATAAACCTATGTCAACATACTTACGTCCATCAACTTTTCCGCCACCACAAACAGCACACGCATTAGGTAAAGCTTCTGGATGATCTAAAACCTGTACCTGACCCATTAGTTCTTCTTAACTACTGCTGCAGGCTTCTTAGCTGAAGTCTTCTTATCCGGCCTTAAGTCATCCGCTACAGAGGAACCCTTATCTTTGGCTTCCTTATCTTTATCTTCATCTTTGGAATCTTCTTCCTTACTTGCGTCTTCCTCTGATTCTTTCTCCGGCCTTGGCTCACCTAATACTCCGGTCTCTGTAACATCAGGAGCACCAACAACAGTTTCAGCCTGTAAAACATCAGGTTCCTCGACAACCCTCTTAACTTCAGATTGTCCAGTTGCCGACTTTTCACTAGCTGAAAAAGCAGGTGCGTCGTCAGGGCCAGGAGTACTACGAACAAAAGGCGCATTGGAGGGACCGTGAACATCTTCTAATGTTGAGGAGACACTTTCTAAATCACGGTTCCAAGCCTTAACTGATTCCCGTGCCTGCTCAGCAACTTCATCAGTAACGTAGGAATGTCCTACCTTCTTCTCACGCTTTGCATTTAAAGCATCACCTGCGATTTCATCCGCTGCAGACCGATTAACTGTATCAGTTAATGCAGCCTCTCGTTCCATATCATCCATCATACTTCTCCCCAGCTTCTTTCTGGACTGGATGGGCGTGTTACATGTGGATCTATTTGCCAAGGGTAGACTGTTTTACGTGTAACGTCAAACGTTGTTCCAGGAAATAGGACTTCTCTAGCTGCTTTGTTTGCCTCAGAAATTCTTACTAATTCAACATGAGGCATTGGCTTCAAGTCTGGCATGAAACTAAATAAATACCTACAACTATCAATTGCGTGATCGTCCTTCTTCCTAGGCTCTTCTCGTCTATTATTCTGATCCGCTAATTTAGGAGAGGCATACTTCTTACGTCGATACTTACGAATCTCTTTAAGAAGGTTAGGACAACGCTCTGAGATAATCCAACGTCCCTGTCGTAAATACTCATTCATCTTATCTAGACCGGCATCCACAGCATTATTAGCCATAGCTACGTTAATATTATGTAATCCATATTCAATCTGAATACTGTGACCGGTTACTGCATTTCTCTGTCGCATTGCCGGATCACCTACATAAATCTCAGGATCTTTCTTTAGTTCTTCATTAATCTCTTTAATCCTATCAGCATGTTGTCTAACCGTCATACCAGACTTATAGTGTTCCATGAATGTGTAGACGTTGCCAGCAGGGTTAACTGCATGATACATAGCAGCTGTTGGATTAGCAATACCATGATCTATACTAACCCACCATTCCCACTCATAAGGAGGTAATCTATAATCAACTACATGCATCTGATAGTTAAATTGATGAAGAATCAAACCACCAAGAGCTACAAACTCACCCTTACCACGAATCTTCTTATCTTCGTCATCTAATCCATCTAGATAGGCTAATCTCTCAGCTTCACCAACATAAGGGTTATCTGCCATATCAACGATAATGACGTCTATTGAAGAATCTCCACCTTCCATCGAAGGCATAAAGATATCATCATAAACCCACGTCATACCGTCAACTGGTGTCATAGTCATCCACCAACTACCACCCACATCAACTAATCGAGTCTTAGATTCAGTAAAGATTGCTTTAGGGCATTCCTCATCAATATGTAACCAATCACGACTAGTACCAGCGAAAGCTTCCAAATCCTGTTCATGTGACATAATTTCAATTTCTGAACCATTAGCTAATGTTAACTTATGAAACTTCTTACTGTATGAATCTTCCCAAGAGCCATTGATTAACTCAGAAGGAGGTAACCACTGCTTAAGTTGAGGAATGATAATTTCCTCTGCACCTTTTAGAAAGTCAACTGTAATAATACGACCATAGGTAGGAGGTTCTGGTACTTTCCTATAAGGATGCCTACCTGTAGCATAATGGCAATCTTCTACAATTCCACCAACAGTTTTACCTGATCGGTTACCACCTACGTAGAGCCTACCATTAGCTTGTGATGAATGGAATCTAGTTTGCTTATCATGTGGTATGTAATTATATACATTAGGTTTTCTCGCTACAGACAGAAGTCCCGCGCCAACTGATTTAGTTAGCTCGTCTAAACTTAGAGTAACAGTTTGCTTAGCCATTTTCTGAATCACTCTTTATGGACTCATATATGTCATCAGCAATATTTTTAGCACTTTCTAGAGTCCACCATGATCTAACACGCCAACAATATTCATCTGATAACATAGCAATTTCAATACGTGGTCCTTCTGATGTGTAAACTAGACGTATTTCTACTTTAGGAGTCTGAATCTCTTTACCACAAGGTCCAACTTGTTTAGCCATTTCGCCTACGTAACCTATTCCTAATAGCCTGTCTCCTAGCAGCCCGCTTATTCTTGGATGAAGCTAAAGCAGAAACTGCCTTACCTCCTGCACCAGTCTTAGCAAGTGCGGAAACTAAACTACCATGAGTTGCTGGTCGAGAAGATGCAGGCGCACCTTCACCAATTTCATCAGACTCTGGAGGTCTGTCTGTGGGACGAGATTTCTTATTGGGATTAAACATTTTGTCCGGACGGGGCATTACTTACCTCCTCGCTACAGAGCGGCCCTAACAAAGCAGTCCTTAGCTTCTAGTAACTTACGCAGACCAACTGTAAGCTCAGGACTATCTTCTAAAACTCGTAACATGTAGTATGCTAATTCAGCACATTCTCGACTAACATCACGCAGTTTATCGTTAGTAAGATGATCGTAAGAAAAATACTGAGCAACCTGCTGTACAGACGGGTGACGGTCTGTTGTATCTAATCCCATGATTTCTCCTTATGCTACAGTTGAGTCGGTTGCACCTAAGAACTGTAAAGCATCTATTACTGATATAAGAGCCGTACCATCCGATCTATCTCCGGAGATAATAACCCCTTCAAGAATCTTACGGGAGTTTTTACCATCATGCTTGTGATCCCCAGGAGAAGACTGGTCATGTTTAATCCCTAAGGTATGATGAACCGCAATGGTGGACGAGTCTGTATCTGCTTTAGAGTGAAACTCGTTAACCTGTTGAGGAGTTACAACTCCACCAGATTTAGCCGGTTCCTTCTCAGTACCAAAAGGATCGCTTTCTTTAATTGTATTACTCATGTTGCATCACTGATATAATTAATTACAGTAACAAATCCTGTCCCACCTACTGCTCCTGCTCTAGCAGATTCAGATGCTGCACTACTAGCCCCTGCCGCTCCACCACCACCAGCTTTACCAGCAACCCCAGAACTAGAAGATACAGTACCTCCTCTTGAACCGGCATTATTACTTGATCCACCGTGATTATCTCCGTGAAGTTTAGCTACACGAACTAAGCCAAATCCTGAATCTCCACCATTAATATTTATATCTCCACCAGAACCTACACCACCATCAGCAGAGCCAGCAGTTGTATCAGCAGCAGTTGCAAGACCACCTGCTCCACCAGCACCACCAGTTGCGCTACAGTGAGCACCGAAACTAGTAGTTCCACCAGTACCACCAGCATTATTACCCGCTGCACCGGCTGTACCTACTGCTCCAATAGTTACAGTTTCAGATGCACCTAAAGATGCTGCAGCAATTAATTTCTTAGAACTTCCCCCACCACCGCCACCAGCAGATTGTGCGGCTTGACCTGCTGCCGTAGTTGCATTTCCACCACTTCCACCACCAGGAGCTTGTACTTCTACTTCTGCAAATACTAATCCTGCTGGCTTTGTCCAAGAACCAGTAGATGTGAATACTTGCCTAGTTATTTTATTGATGCACTTATCTAACTTAGCTGCGTTAGCCTGCCACTGATCTGGCCAGTTAGATGCCGGCTCTCCTAAATCATCTGGCATCACCAATGCTTTATTGGGTGTGGTGGTAGTACCCATTAGTTACCTTCAATCTCCATCCGTACGTTCTGAGAGGCCGCTACAGGAACGTGGCCTTGAATCTCTAGTGCGATGTTAGCTAGTACAGTTGGATCCTTCACGTGCCGCTGAATTGACTCAATGACTCGTTGGATGGTAAGCTTAAGATTAACGGCGTCGGACGAGTCTGCGTAGCCGGTGATTTCGAAGTAATACTTGATTGCAGATAGATCACCATTACGAACTAATTGAATGAAAGCACCAATCGCTTCATGATGTGTGTTCTCAAGACTTGACTCGGCTAAGTTACGTACGAACTCTTTATAAGCTGGGTTATTCAGCCAAGCATAATATTGTGCCGGCGTCACGCCGATGAGATCTAGTTTCTGCGCCACAGAGCGAGTGTCCGCGAAGTTAGCAATCAGAGCGGCACAGGCAATTTGTTCAGGACTCAAGTAGTTACTATCAACTGTTTTATCCCAATTCTCAATTCCGCGACGATACAGAGATTCAGTTACATTACTGTTCTCTAGAATATAACGAACTCTGGTAATGCTGATGCGACAGTTGACCGCGATCTGTTCTACAGAAGGGAACTGGCCTCGATTAAGTAAATAGTATCTCTCACAGAAAGAAATTACCTCTCGATCCTTCTGCTTAAGTTTGCTACGATGTACCTTGCGACGATTGTTATCTGCTTGAAGGAACTTTAGTTGAAGCTCAGCATCATCGTCATTAATTGGAGCAATACCTAGAGAACCTTCTTCTGGAGGTAGTACAACTCCAATTAAACTAGCTAGTTGCTGTTCCGCAGTCTGGGCCATGCCACCTCCCCATACTACTACGCGCGTACGCGCCCGCGCGCGTACGTGTAGCATCTCATACATAATAGATTCTTGTCAAGCAGTATGGTTTTCAGCTAATTTTTTAAAAATTTTTGGAGGTAAGGGATTCCTTTTTGGGAGAAAATTGTTCGTGGACTAGGAGACCACCAAAACAACCCGGCGGAAATAATCTTGGACAACATGATGACCTTGGCAGGATCTCACGGTTCGCTAACATATTGCCAGGTTCGGATTAGTGTCTCACTATCCGAGATAGATACTTGACAACTACCGGCACCTATGTAGTGTGAGGGTATCTATCCGTCGCTAGGTGCCAGGAGGTACCGCTATGTCGCATACACGTCGAACATTGTCCGGAATGATGTTAGTTAGGCATTCTCGTAATGCTTGGCTAGACCCTGACTTTATCGGGACTGTCCTAACTAAGTCCCGTCCGGGGTACGGCATTACATACCGCGGCGTGGAAATCCGCACGGTCGGGACACGTGAGGTTATGTTTAGGGAAGATTACGAAAGTAAATCCCCTATTCTGGCACTCCGTCGCTTTGTCTCCACCGTCACGGCACTCCCCATGTCACGTATCAGCATCCACAAGCTATCTCCTGACTACTATGAGATCGGGGCATTCTGACAATGAGAATCTACGATGCTAAAGGACAGTGCCTAGTACTGCCTAGCTCTACTCCCCATGCCCATTCCGAAGCTAGCGCAACCTTAGAGGCTATCTTCACTCTGTCAGAGCTAGCTAGCTTGGATGCGGCCGATTCTGACAGTGCCGCTACAGACTTCCCAGGTCTGCCTTTGTCTGCGCTGTAACTCCCTAGCTTAGTACAGAATCCCCGCTGACCTAGTGTCAGCGGGGATTTCTCATGCCCAAACTAGCTAGTTATGGAATTGTCCTAAACGATCATGGCAACCCTTCCCTATCTCTCTCCCCCGAAGGGGAGATAGGGAGGGTATTATGTATAATTGCACGTATAACAGGGTAACCCCTTACCCTCCGAGGACAACCGGAGGGTAAACGTGCAGGTCAGAGCGATGTTGATCTTGGTCCGAGGTTATACGGGGTAGGGTAATTACCCTCCGAGTTGCACGCCCTTACCCTCCGTGTTACCCTCCCAATTACCCTCCCCGCGACCTCGCAGATATTCCGCCCCAACCTAGCCAATTCACGTCCAAGATCATCACCTATCTATTTAGGGAGTTACAGTGCTGCCAGAGATTAAGCTAGTCATTGACTCGCCCAAGCCTATATCTGTCAGTGAATTAGCAAGACTGACAGGAAAGTCACTGCCCGTAATCTCACGTAATCTATCTAGAGCAAAGAAACATAAGCTAGTGATGCAACTAGCAGATAAAACATATATCGCATACTCTAACACTGATACACCATTGCAAGGTAAAATAGATATATACTTTCTACGTTTAGCCGATACCATTATGTCTAATAGACCATCAGAAGCTAAGACAATATATCTACTAAGGCTAGCACAATATCTAAGGAAGCAAGCCGATATATTAGAGGCTAAGGTAATACATGCAATGAGAACGGGTCAGGACCTATCTAGAGCCGATTGGACAAGCCGATCGTATCTGACCCTTGACACTGACCCGTCCCATGCCGTAGACTCTAAGAGTGATGACGGAACGCCAGAGCAAGCGCGACTGTCTAGCTCTAGCAGAGATGCTTGACACTAGGCTAGATGTGTGCTATACTGGACTATCGTCGCAATCGTTGGGGACACCAAGGTCCCTCACAACTATCCTCTAGGAAGGGGACAGTAACATGACAGACATGCCACAGTTTGACCTTGCTGCACTGGCAAGGCAGGCCGCGGATCAGCACCTCGCGGTAATTAATGGCTACAACGAGACTGCCGTCTCTGCGGAGTCTAGTGACAAGCCTAAGTTGTCAGACCTTACCTCGGCCGCGAAGGCTGCCGCTAATAGGGATGAGGACCCTGACAAGGATGCAATGAAGCTTGTCAATGCTCACGAAAAGGCTCTTACTGCCGCTAACCTTGCCCGTCGCGCTCTGGCAGAATATGGTGCGAAGCTTAAGGGTATTGACTTCGCGGACGTTGTGGCAGAGCCTGATGACGAGGAAAAGTCTAAGGCTCAAGAGTCCCGTAAGCAACTAACTGCCATTCTGCGGATCGCAGCGCAGACAGAGAATGGCAGTTGGGCCAATGACTACCAGATTCCCAATGTCGGCCGCGAGGGTAGTACAACTATCTCGGCCGAGGGGACTAAGCGTCACCGCGTCACTGTTAAGGGTGTCAAGGGCGACGTGACTAAGGAATGGGCTAGTTTCTCCGCTCTGGCCCTGACAAAGAAATCGGACCGTCCCGACCTTGACGTAGACAAGCTGCGCCAGCGGTTCGAGCAGAATGGCCCCGACAAGGTCTTTACTGTCGAGGTTGACGGTTGGACTGTGACTGTGACTCCACAGTCTAAGTAAGCTAGTTAGCCTGGGGACCTTGGCTTTAGGGTCTCCAGGCTAGCTCTATTTCACATTGTCTGTAGCGTCATTCACAGAATCGGATTTTAGCCATGA